TTGGCTAGTTTTATTTCTAAAACCAATTCTTTGCCAGATTCCAACGCCTCCAGCACTTTAGGCCAGATGTTGCGTAAAAGCGACACGGCTTGTTGTTTGTCAGTTAGTAGGTGTTTCACGCAAAACCCCAATCATTCGTAGAGCCGCTTCTGGGCTGTCTATTCTTGCCAAGGTGCTACCAGTCCAGTTCTGAAAGAAATCGTCTTGTAAGGCTGTTAAACGCTTTTTAGCGCCATCTTTGACTTCAACAAGAAAGGTATGCCCTTTGTAGCCAACCAAAAGGTCAACTGGTAGCCCAATAATCCATACATAAGCGCCAGCCGCGCGTAATGCTGAGACTATCTGGTCTTGGTTTGCGTCAACCCTTTTGGCGTATCTCATTCATCCGCCTCTTTAAGTCCGTAATGAATGTCAAACCATGCTTGGCTTCCATAATATCGGCCTGAGTGTGCCACCATGTTGTTGCCCTTACTTTGCCAACATCTTTGACTTTCTTGTTGTAACGATTTATCCACTCCCTCGCTAAACACCAACGCATTTCCTCCAAGGTCTCCTGTGAGGAATAGTGCTGTATCAATCGCTTTCGGTAGGACATCGAGTCCTCCCCGTCTTGCCGTAAGTAATTCATGTGCTTCTGCTTTTGTCATAAAACAATTTCCTTAATTCTTCGGATAGTTGATTGTTTATCGTTAGCGGCTTTAACATATATATCATCTGACCACTTAATTTCATTTTGCGTTGCATCCAACATTTCGTTGTTGTTTCTGATTATTTGGCTTGAATCAATGTTGTAGCCACACAAACCTAAAGTGTTCTCACATGATTCGTCAAACAAACAAATAGTGCCGCTATTTAATGATTCATAAAACCGATTGGCCAAATAGTTGTAAGCGTTGTGAGTTTTTTCATCTTCTATGTAGAGGGAAAATCCATATTTAGACAATTCACCTTTTTGAATGTTTAGCCTGTTAATGTAAATTGGGCATACCTCAAGCGCATCAATCTTTGGTCTGTTTTTCAAATGGGTAGATACAATCATTCCGTCTAAATACTTTTTAAAATACTTTTTTCTGTCATCACGATAAGAGCCGTAATAAATACATTCTTTATTGTTTTGGTTGTCAAATGAATAATTGCCAAATACCAATGAATTTATGTTCATTGTCAACCATTCATCTACATACTTCATAACAACCTTGCTAACCTCGTGCGGGTGATTTGCTAAAACTGTGTATTTCCTACCAGCCTTTGCCGCCATCCATAGCGTTCTAGGTTCGCCAAGGTTGTATTCGTTAGTTACATAGAAAAGTTTTGCATTAGGAGATTTTTCAATCCATGCATAGTCTGTATAGGCGTAATGGCTTGCATGGACAAACACAATGGCCTTATAGTCTCCACGCACATAATCATTTACATCTGGGTAAGACCAAATTAAATCAGCATCCAACGCATCCGCAATCATTCTGGCATTTTGCCAATGTAGGTTTTCAGCAGGCTTGTCGTTTGATGACTTGTGGCTGTCTATTACCAATATTTTTTTGTTAAATTCTTTTTTTGGTTTTAATTCGGCAAATAAATCATTTTGCTTAAACATCAAAACTCCTCCGTTTCGTTCCAATGTCTGATAGTCTGCGTAACAGATTTCTCAATAGTAGGATGCGAGTAAGTCGTAGTTTCCTTACCCCATTGGTGCTGTGAGCATTTAGGCTTATCACCATCAAGGTGGACAGACCAGCGTTTTCCGCATCCAGTCACAGAACACATAAGGCGTTGCATCTCGTCAAACCCAGATTCTTGTTTGACATTACTTTTAAAGTTACTAAGTGCCATGATATTTTCCTTCAATGATTTTTGCAAAATTGCTTGGTTTAAGTATCCACTCTAAGTCTGCCAAGAATGGTCTGCCGTCTTTGCTGTTTACCCTACCAGTCAAGAACTTGGATGTACCGATGTGTACAAAGAAATCTGTAAACCAGTTAAGGATGTCCGAAACTTGTATATCTTTTTCTTTGGCTAGTTCTTCAGCCACTTCCCGCCATCTCTGACGTAAGTAGCCCTTACGAGTCTCGTTCCATACCTCTACACGCCTTAATGTCGGCAAGTGCTGGTGGTATAGGGCTATTACTTTTTCATGGTCACAGTTTGGCAGTCCACCGCTAGGTGGGCTAATACATTCTGTCTCTATCTCTTTCTCTATCTCTCTCTCTGTCTCTGGTGCATCATCTTGATATCGTGTTGATATCACCTCGCTAACACCTTGTTCCAGCCAATGAGACAACTTGGAAATGCAAACTTCTGTTTCCTTTTCTGACATTCTTAATCGAAAAGCCAGTTGTTTTGCAGTTGGTATGTTGCCATCGTCTTCGCTGGCTATTAACCACAACATTACTAAGACTTTTGCGGCTTTTGGGTCTAGTTCAAACCAGTCAATATCGTCAAGTAAATCACGATACAACTTAACCCAAGGCGGTTTTCTATCTTTAAAGTGTTGAAACTTGTTCCAATTTTTTATCTTCATTTTTTTGCCAAAAAAAAGGGCTACACCTGAAGTCTCACCTTGCGGTGTTGGCGGACTGGCGCAGTACCAGCAGACTTCATGTGTAACCCTACTACGAGTAACGCCGCCAAGCGTTTCAAAAAATTATACGCTAAACCACTCTGGTTTTAACAACCTCAACTGCCAAATTCGCGCTTGAGGTACTTTCTTCCATTGGCTAACAGCCGCTTGAGAGATACCAAGAAGTTTGGCAAGGTCAATTTGTGAGCCAGCAAGTTTGATTAGTTGTTGTTTGTCCATACCTCATTATACATAAGTTTACTTAATAAATAAATAGGTGTAAACCCTTATATTAGTGTTGTTAAGTTACAACATATTAGGGTAAACACCTAGAAAATAGTTATTGACATTGATATAAGTTAGGTTATAATTATCTTATGCCGTAGCAAATCGCAAGCGGTCTTTTGAAGGAAGTAGCATGAGAATTTATACAAGAGAAGTTAAGCGCATACCTTGGGCGCACCCAGTAAGGGTCAGCAGAACCCAATCTGGTCGATGGGTATTAGATAGAGTTAGCAATTTGTCCGAATTACCAGCAGACACATTTAGTTGCTGGGAACACGCTGAGTGGACTGCTAACGCATTGGCTAACCAAGAATATAGGCAATCTGTCGCAGAAACAAAGTAACTCTATTGGGGCGAAAGCCCCATTAGGGAAACCACCTACAAAATAATTGTTGACACCCACTTAATCCATCTTATAATCTCAACCATGCCGTAGCAATTAGCAAGCGGTCTTTTTAGGAGTTAGTATGAAAAGCACATCATGGACAAAAGAATGGGTCGTTATTGCACATAGCGACTACGACAACACTTGGTCTGAACTGACCATTCCCCTCACATTTAAACAAGCCTCTGCATTTATCCACAATGCGCGTTACCTTAATCGTTTAGAAAAAGGCTTGGTCAAACTGGTTACTGTTTCTGAGTTTGCCAATACCCAAAAGAATGTGGCATGGAAACACAACGCCCCATTTAACCCACAGTTTTTGGGCGCACAACCCGCTCGCGCTGGTCAAGATTATTAAGGAGACACCATGAACTACGCACTAGAACACACCGACTGCGAACGCATGGTCTGTGACTACGACTACATCATTGATGTAGATTGTTTCTTTGACCCTTACTCTGGCAATCTTTGTTTTGCTTATGTAGGCGGTGTCGAGATTAGCGAAATGCTACGCGACACAGTTATCCAAGACTTTGAACGCCAATACGCCAAAGCCGTAAAAGAACAAATCTACAACGACAAACTTGACTACGCCATCGCTCGCTATGAGTCCAAGAAGGAACTAGCATGATTGACGGCCCTTACACCCCCACCAAACCCACACTAGCAGACCAAGTAATCCTATGGTTATCTGGCTTTGTTGCTGGTCTTATCTTTACCCTCTTAATTACTGGAAACTAATATGCGCCTCGAACTAGACATCAGCGACCTTAAGCACTTTATTGCTGAACACATCAAGCAAAAGTACAACATGGAAACGCTAGAAAGCACCTTCACTTACGACCTTATTGACTTTGACGAAAGCCTATTTGGGCTTAACTGTGAAGTTATGAACAAAACCGAATACGCTCGTATCAAAGCAGAAATTGAAAAGGAAAAGAAATGAAAAACATTGCGACTGCTCTCGTAAAGGCACAACAAGCCTTTGCACCAGCCTTAAAGACCGCTACAAACCCGCACTTTCGTAGCAAATATGTAGACCTTGCATCTTGCGTAGAGTCGGTTATAGACGCGTTAAACGCTAACGGAATATTCCTATTCCAAACCACCTCTGAACACCCAGATGGCATTGTTTGCGAGACAAGTTTCCTACACGAATCTGGTGAGCGTTTGGACTGCGGTAAGTTATTTTTCCCAGCCCCCAAGCACGACCCGCAAGGGTTTATGTCTTGCCTTACATATATTCGCAGAGCATCGCTAATGGCGGCTACTGGGCAAGCACCAGAGGATGATGATGGTAATGCCGCAAGCAAACCAACCAAAGCCAATCAAAACCTCATGCAAGACCACTTGACCGCTATACAAGACGCTAAGACTGTTGAGGGCTTACAAGATGCGTTTAAAGATGCCTATAAAGCCGCTGGTAATGACAAGGAATGGCTAACGGCTGTAACTGCGGCTAAAGACATGATGAAACGGAAACTCGGATGATTGAACTACCAGCGTACATAAAGCCCATGTGTTTTCCAACCATGAAACTTTATGAAGAATGGAAAGACTGTGCGCGTATAGCAAATGAGTCTTGCACCATTTGTGAAGATTGCTCTGGTCGATATCAACATCTTATGAAGGTCGAAAAGAAATGCCGACCTGATATTTGGAACAATCATAAATTTGGAAAGGATAGGTAATGGAACAACAAACTAACGAATGGTTTACCGCTCGCTTGGGTAAAGTAACCGCCTCACGGGTAGCAGATGTAATAGCCAAGACTAAGACTGGTTATTCAGCAAGCAGAGATAACTACATGGCGCAGTTAATCTGTGAGCGACTTACTGGTCAAAAGGGCGAATCGTTTACCAATGCCGCTATGGAACACGGAACGCAGACTGAGCCGTTAGCCAGGTCAGCCTATGAAAACGCCCGTAATCTCTTAGTAAAAGAAGTAGGTTTTATCAACCACCCACGCATAGAAATGTCAGGCGCAAGCCCAGATGGATTGGTTGGTGACGATGGCTTGGTAGAGATTAAATGCCCCAATACAGCCACACATATTGACACGCTGTTATCAAACAAAGTACCCACTAAATACATCACGCAAATGCAATGGCAGATGCTGTGCTGTCAACGGAAATGGTGCGATTTCGTCAGTTTTGACAATCGCTTACCAGAGCAT